GGCGGCTTTGACCGGCTGTCCTATTCCACGCCCCTGACTAAGGACGTTGAAGTCTTCGAAAGCGAAGACGAAGCCAATGAGTTCATCCAGCGCGCTGCGCAGCTTTTCAACGCGGATTAGGGGGACGAATGACGGGGCCAGCCGCATATTCTGCCGCCTCTCTAGCCTCCCGCTGGGGCGTCTCACCACGCCATATCTACAAGATGATTGATGATGGGGGGTTGCAATCCTTCCGCCTAGGCAAGCTAATCAGAATCGCGGCCAACGAGGTGGCGAGGATAGAGGGTTGCGGCTCAAGCTCTACAGGGGAAGTTGGTACGCCGTCTGGCGCGAAGGCGGGGAAACAAAGCGGCTCGCGTTACGAACCCACGATAGGGCGGTAGCTGAACGGCGGCTTATTGACAAGCAACGCCAACCATCAGGCGAGACGGTTGCAGACTTTGCCAAGGCCTATCTCAAAGCCAAAGAAACCGCGCGCTCTTATGAGTCCATGCGGTTCTGCTGGGCCAACCTCGAAAGCCACTTCGGACATCTACGCCCAGACCAGATAACGCCAGATGTCTGCAAGCAATATGCAAAGAAGCGTAAGGTCAAGCCGGGCACGATCATCAAGGATCTTGGCTTCCTGAGGACCGCACTGAAGGGAAAGGCTGCGCAATTCTGGCTACCCCCGACACCGCCTCCCCGCGACATTTACCTGACTAGGGGCGAGTTCCACAACCTCCTAAAAGCCGCCTCCCTACCCCACCTCAAGCTGTTCCTGGTCCTGGCATTGACCACCGGAGGGCGCACAGGCGCACTCCTAGACCTGACCTGGGATCGGGTAGATTTCAGGAAGGGGCAAATCCGGCTCTCCAACGGCCTTGTGGGCGGAAAGGGCCGGGCGACGGTACCAATGAACCAGGCCGCCAGGGAGGCCCTGGAAGAGGCCCAAAAAGGCCGAGAGAGCGAGTGGGTAATCGAATGGGCGGGCCGGCAGGTGGGGTCAATTAAGCGCGGATTCCGTGAGGCTGTGACCAGGGCCAAGCTGCGGAAGGAGATCACTCCCCATGTCCTCCGCCACACAGCCGCCGTTTGGATGATCGAAGACGGGGCCAGCATCACCGAGGTTGCGCAATATCTCGGCCATTCCGACACCAGAACGACATACCGGGTTTATGCCAGGCATTCCCCAGAGCATTTGCAAAAGGCGGCGGCGGCTTTAGACTGGCGCAGGGAGTGACCCAAGGTGCAGTTGAACCGGAAGACCGTGAACGAATCGACACTGTTCGACCAATGTTCATGGGCACAGGATGCGCTAAAGCATTGTGGAAATTGAAGGGAAAATCCTTCACACGGGTGGGGTCATAGGTTCAATCCCTATCGCGCCCACCATTCCTTTCAAATACTTAGGCAGAGTTTAGCCTAGTTTTGGGGAGTGGCCTACGGGGCAATTGAACCTCCACACGATAAAAGGCCCGCCACCCGGTCAGGGGCAGCGGGCCAGTCTCGCGCACACATCCTGGAGGGGGCAGGCAGGCGCAAGCTCTAAAGATGTGCTATGGTGATTTGGGCTAAGGAGAGAGCGATGGTCGTTGTGCCCTTACAAGAATTCTTGACCCGAAAATTGGAGAAGCTTGTTGGTGGAAAATACTCACCGCCAACTGCCTCAGAGGCTCGGGAAAATCTTGGGTTAGGGCTATGCCTTAAAACGTCTTCAGATCAAACCCGTGAGCAAGACAGACGCGAGCCGCCCTACGCTTGAAGTCGGCGTTATGCTCGCCCTTCGTTTCTAGGCCCTTCAGGTATTGGTGAAGGTGTATAGCCTCATGGGCCACCGTGCTTAGAAGCGTGACGCTATGCCCGTTCCTGGCCGTGCTGACGCGGATAGTGGGTATGCCGTTCTCCACACCGAAGTCTGCGAACCGGCGCGGGTCTTTGATGACCACGAACTTGATGCGCCCGCTCTTCGGTAGTTTCCACCCAATGAACGGATCAGTGGTCCTTAGATAGTCGTAGCCGGCCGCGAGTAATTCGGCAGACAACCGGAGCGTCATTTCGCCAGTCTATCCGCTATAAGCTTGGCATAGCCTTCGATGTCATGCCAATTGTCGTGATAGTCTGGGTCGCCTGTCAGGATGCGTGAAATTTTCGTTGCGATGTGTTCTAGGGCCTCTCGCTGGTCATGTGCCAGCATCGGAGCGCCACTCTTGAACATCGCAGCTTTGATCCGCTGTGCAGTCGCCGCCTGCTCCTCAAAACTCCCGTAACGCTCGTCACGAGCTTTCAGTGTCGTCTCTATGTCCGTCATTTCTTCCCCTGCATAATCCGATCTAATTCCCTCTCAAGCGATGCTAGAAATTCTTGTCTATTCTCCTCCTGCAATGTCGGTTGCCAGATGATTTGACACACCAAAGAACAATAGCCGTCCTCGTGCGTGATATGTGCTTCTACTTGCTTCGTTTCCACAGGTGTCCCCTCGGACGTTATTTCAAATGATCCCAGCGGCCATTCGGATATACGAGGCACATATAGCGATGCAGGGAGTCGCCAGTGTACTTGCGGCATAAATAGTCCAATGACAGGACCATCGGGCAGCACTCGCCGTCATGCGTTTCGTTCAAGATAATCAAGCCGCGAAAATGGCGTTGCCCCTGCGCACCTCGATAAGCCTCTTCATGGAGGTAGCAGCTCCCAGCCTGCACGCCCCACAGCGTTTTGCCGTTCGCCATCATCTTCGTGCCCATGTCTAGGCCCTGAACATGGCCGTGGACGAAAGATGAGCCGATGCGGCTGAGTTTGTTTGGGATCGAGCCGCCTATCGGGCGATTGCTATGCGAGCTTTGGAAGTAGTGACTGTAGAGAATGCCATCAACATTGACGATGTTCAGGAAGCCGTGGCGCTCCCAGTCTCGGAAGTTGCACTGGTCTGAACCCACTGTTCCCAGCAGCTTCGGATTGTTCTGCGCGACCCTATCGGCCCTCGTCTCATGATTGCCAATCGTCACTAAGCGGCGAGGATTCCAGTGCTTAATCTTGCGACGCTTCCGCCGCGCAATTTCAGCCTCCATTGGGGCGCAGATGCGAGCAAAGGCTAGATTTCCAACTTCAAGGTCATCCTTGTATCGTTGGTTTTCTAATGGCGCGGAGCCTGGCTGTTCGTGGGAAGACAGGCTCGGGAAGTCAAAATGATCCCCCCCATGCACCACAACATCAGGGAGATAATCGACAATCGCCTGACCAATCCAATCGAGATGGTCTAGCGGCACTCCGGGTCTTACTTGCGTATCTGGAATGTAGAGGTGCTTACGTGGTTGCCCCTCAGCCATGCGCTACGGCGTCCTCGTAAGGACAAAATACAAGAGCGCGCCGCAAGCACTGAGCAATAGCGTTACCACGCCTACAGCGATGCCCCAGAAGCGCCTGTAAAGCCCCTCCACGCCGCGCTTTAGCTCTTGAATTCCTTGGATGATGTGGCCCTGTCTTTCAGCGCATACGGCCTCGTGCGTCTCTATCCGAGAGAGCGCATCCTTTGCGATATCCCGTGCTATTTGATCGGCCTCCGTCATGCGGCTTCCTTCCCGGTGAAATCCAGGGAAAAGAACCAGCCTGCGGTGATGGTGCCGTTAATGGCCCCGTTGGATACGTCCGCTGAAAATTTGGCGGTGTGACCGTCTAAGAGAATTGAGCCGGTGTAATGATCGCCGGTAACGACACCTCCGATAGCGCCGTCTCCGAACTCATTGCTTTCAATCTTGCCAGAGAACCCGCCCTTGCCGTCCGTTTCCAGTTCGACAAGGGCGCTATGTGGGCCGGCCATAACGCTGAACTTCACGCGGAGATCTTCTGCATGACCCAGCTAGCAGCGACGGCGAAGATTACACCGAATGCGGCCGTCACTTCCGGGGTTGGCATGACGTGGGCTAGTTGAAGCAGCCAACTTGTAATCGAGGCCAGGGCGGCTCCGAGCGTGGACACAGATGCCACGTGGCTGATGGTATTATCGCCAGAGACGGCAGACTTCGCAGCTTCTTGGAGGCTCATATCACTTCACCATCATCAAGCGGGCCTGCATCTTGTCGGCCTGCAATTGGTGGACGAAATCAGAGAACTTCTGGACAGCAAGAACCACGTTCTGCACGTCGGTTGAGAAGGTGGCAGAGGAAACCTGCACAGAGCCATCCGGGCCGAGCACGCTCTCCGCAACCTTGATCGCGGCGAGAACCGCAGCTTCCAGCGTAGCCGCCTGCTGCATATTGGCCGCCGTGCAGAACGGAGCGGAGGTATTGGCGCTGCAAACGCTCTCATAGAGATTGAGCGCCACGGAGAAGGCGGTTTCCGCAAGCTGAAGATCATTCTTCGGATTGCTGAAATACTCGCCCATACCGGCGCAGCCAGACACCAACAGGGCGCACGCCAGCGAGCCCGCAATGAGAGCTTTCTTCATTCGATGATCCTCTTTGATTAATTGATGGGGGTTAGTGAGAGTTGCCGTACGTCAGCCAGGAGCGCGCCAAGGTCGAAGCCGTTAGGAGCCCTGCCCGCCTTGTCGAACCATGCGGAGGTAATGGGCACCCATAGCTCATCGCAGTACTTGGCGACCCATGCGGCCGTCATGTTCTGCTCCCGGCCCCAGGTGATGGCGGTAAGGGTCTTGGAGTTGAAGAAGCTGCACAGGCCGCGCTTTTCGTTATACGCGCTTGTGATCATGCAATGGCCGCCCCACTCTCCGGGCGTGCCACTTGTGTCAGCCCACAGTCCGTTTTTCTGGGCCGACAGGGGCAGGTTGACGCCCATATAGAGAGAGCCGGAAAGCCAGTGAGCGAGCTTCACATGCTCCCAATTCTTGGGATCGACGGCAGCGAAGCCGAGCAGTTCGCACCCCGCGATGGGTTCCTTACGCCAGGCCTTGAGGATGTCGAGTTCAATGCCGCCTTGGTCTGTCTCGGGACGGCCGGGGACGTATCCGCATAGCCTGCGATACAGGTTGATCGCGTCGTCATCCGTGAAGCGGATTATGAACGAATTGTTCGCAAGCCAGAGCTGGATCGCGTGCAGAATGCCGGCACAGGTGCAATCGCCTAGCTGGTCGTTGGCAAGCATTCCCCAGGCTTTCACTGGGGCGCCGTAATTGACCGATGCGGGCGGCTCGGGAAGGTCAAGGACATAGTTGGCAAAGCGGAGTGTGCGCGGGTCCTTGGGACTTGGGAACGGCCGTCCGAGTTTTAGGTTTGACGGATTGAACGGAACGATTGCTTCGTTCGGATCGGGCGGGTAGAGCCATTTGAAGATCACGTCAATGCCCCAAATCTTCATGCCGCTTTATCCGTGAGAAAGATGTGATGGCCGATTTTGGCCGTGACGCGCATATGCTCCGACCAGATCGGGGCTGGGATGCTCGTGGCGTAATAGAAGACTGCCCCTAGAGACGGATCCGGTTCTCCATCTATCGCGGCCTGTACAAGGTCTGACAGGGCGACTAGGACCGGCGCCTCATCTGGAAGCTGGCATGACGGGCCAAAGTTCGGATCTGCGCTGCGCCAGCCCGAGAACTGGTTTCTCCACAGGCACACCTCGCCCAGAGACTTGCCCCAACGCCCGTCTCTGAGGCGGTTAATCAGGCAGTGGGCGACGGCTTTCTGGCCCTCTAGCGGCTCTCCCCGGCACTCTTGGAACAGCGTTCTTGCTGCCGTGGACAGTGCCCAGGACATATTTCCCTCGGATTCCGGAGGTGGTAGGGTGGCGAATGGATTGGCCGCAACTTGCAGCCGCCTGCGTGGGTGTCCCACTAGGGCAATGGCTTAAAAACCTAATTCTGAGGCGTGACCAAGCGCGGCAAGCCGCTCGCGAGGATCGAGAGCGGAATGCGCGAGTTGTTCACCGCATTGGCAGCGGCGGGAGCCCAAGCGGGCCGGGAGCCGCCTAAGACGTACCGTGCCGCAGTCTGCCCAGGTTGAGTATAAAGCCCAGCGATAGCAGCAGCAGGAACGGCCACCTTCGGGAGCAGAGGGATGCCACCCGTGAGCATCGCCGCCATGAGCCCGCGACCAGCCGTTCCAGAATCCGGCACGGTCGAAGGCAACACTTGGTTGGCTGGATCGGACAAATCCTGCATGAAGGCTTTGCCCCGGGCGTAATTGCCCCTGCCGGCTGAACTGTCAGATGCCTTCACCGCGTTAGCATATTGCGGAGCAGAGAACATGCCGTCTTTTGATCCTAGAGCGCCGGCAGCTTTCCGAATGCGAACATACTGAGCATAGGCTTTGTTTGCAGCCGCCAAATCCCCGGCATAACCCGGATTATTCCTGGCCAGCATGTCATTGAACGCTCCGTGAGCATCCATCACAAGATCGCCAAGCTGCTGGGTGTCTGCATCCTGGCTTGCTGCCATCTTTCGGCCAATTGCCCCAAGGTTCTGCTGCGCCGCTTTCAGGGCTTCGCCGCTCAACTGGCCAGTCGTTGGGTCCGCGCGGTCGATAATCTGCGCCTGCAAAATGTTTTTGAAACGATCCAGCGTGTCCTGCTTAGCGCCAGACCCGATTGCGTTCTGCCCGATATTACCAAGGTCAGACTGGAACTGTTGGTCAATGGCACCGCTCATCTTCGGCAATATCAAGTCGTACTGTTTGCCGATTGTGTCAGCCACATGATCGACGGCCTCGCGACCAGCTTCCATGCCGGGCGGCAATGTTTTCCCGATTGGCTCCAGCGCGGAATTCAAGACAGCTTTGTTAAAGCCGTTGACGGAATTACGCTGAGCGTTCCCAATCATTGAACCAACGATGGGCCAGGACGTCAGCTTGTCCTCAATGGTCTTCGCAGTGCCGCCCAACGTTTGCCCCGGTGTAAGCGGAATTTTCGCGTCCATGAGCTTTTGAACGGCGGGCTTGAGCTGTGGAGCGATAACCTTTGACGCGCCCTTCAAAAGCAAATCTGTCGCCTTGCCACCAGCTGCGCTAAGGCCAGCATCAGCAGCCACACCAAGCGGGGTGCCAGCCTCGGAATTTAGAGCGCCGCCGATCAGCCCAGATCCTACGGGGCCCAAAAACGATGTGCCTACATAGCCAGGAAGCGAGCCGACGAACTTGCCAACTCCGCCGGGCTGCACATTCGCATCATGCGCCGGATTGCGGAGGAGATGTTGCCCCTGCTCGAATTGGCTCATGTCAAGGCCTAGCTTCTTGCCAAGCCATACCCCTGGTTGGGCGGCATTGGCCAAGAAGTTTCCTACGGCCTGCTCGTAACCTAAAGCTTGACTATTGGACGGCTCGGCACTGTTCAACTGCTGAAGCAAAGCCGGGTCAGATATAGGCTTTCCAGCGCCGTCGGAATTAAGCTGCGCGAGGATAGCTGGATCGGTAACAGGGGTCATTGCTCGTACCACTGGCCGTTTTTGTTGATGTAGGTCTTACCGCCGATTGTTTTGGACTGGAATTTTGGAAGAGCGCCAGGAGAAGGCGCGGAAGCAGGCGTTGCGGATTGGCCGCCGGCCGCACTCTGCGCCGAATTCAGACTATTTAGATCGGGGATCGTCCAAAACTCTTTCGGTATGCCAGCTTTCTTCAATTGGCTGGACGCTTGGTCGTAAAGCGGCTGATAGCTCTTGCGGTAGTTGTCGTAAATCTTCCCCGCAATTTGCTTGATCTGGTTTCGCTGATTATCGGACAGCACACCGCCGTTGGCCAACTTGTTGGCTATTACCCCTGCCCAATCCGATAGAGATTTGCCGTCCGTGATGAGGCGCACCTGGGCGTCGGTCACAGCATTGCCGCCAGTGTTCAGTTTTGTCAGGCTGTCAAGAATGTCCTGATCGGAGACGGAACCAGGCACTTCAGAAGCCGCTGCGATTCGGTCAAGGTATGGCTTCGCATCAGCAGTCAACTTGTACGCCGACATGTCCGTGAACGGCTTGGTGATCTGACTCGCCGCAAGGGTGTATTTCCGCATCGTCGTTGGCGTGTAGAGTTGTTCGCCACCGTCTTGCGTCAGGGCCATAGAGACCGCGCCCCGGATAGGCATAGGAACGTTCTGAAGGCTTGCCGAGCCGTTCCGGACGTTCTTGACCCAAGACTGCACAGCCGGATTGCTGCTCATATCCGCGCCAGGCGTCAGGCCATAGAGCCGTGCCTGGGCCTCCGCTGTCGCATTGCGCTCTGCCGTGGTCAGACTGAGCTTTTGATTATAGGCGTCCGGAGACATCAAATCGGACTGTTGCAATACCTTGGTGTCGCCAAGCTGATTGCGGCCGAGAATTGTTCCCTTGCGATAACCCGCATATGCCGGATCGCCTTGTGGGATCGGCGTGTAAGCATCTAGTTGGCCCAGAGACTTGGCATCGGCAATCTTCTGTTGGGACGCCATTTGGCTCTGGATCATCGGCAGCGCCAATTCCGAAGTGAGCTCGGGGACTCCAGTCCGCTGTAGAGCGCCCGAGAGCGTGGACGGCTGCATGGACATGGCAGGAGCGGCATTGGTCGCCAGAGCCGCAGCACGGGCTGCATCTGAGCCGGGGGCATTGACAGCGGGGGTTACGCCTACCGGGTTGTCATTGAAGCCCATGGAAGGCTGTAGGTTCTGGAGCAGTTGCGGCAATGCGGCCTGAGACTGCATCTTCTGAATGCCGGACGGGTCCAGCCCAAGCCCAACCATGGCCGCATAGCCCTGCTGACGGGTCGTGGGGTCACTCGATTGCGCAGCCTGTACGGCCTGCTTGGCCTGCTGACGGGCGTTATAGGCATTAATCTGCTGGCCATAGCTTTGGACGGCGTTCGCATCTGCTGGATGGCCAGAGAGATACGCACCTGCATCGCGCAAGGCCGCGCCGAACAAGCCAACAGGCTGCTGCCACGAAGCCATTTGAGGCTGAGGCGAGAGAATGCCACCCATACCTTGCGGGCTGTAGAAGTCTAGGATGCCTGCCATTTATTAGCCCCCGAGCCCGCCCATGCCGTTGTTCAGATAGGGCAAGCTGTTTGCCATCGTGTTGCCTGCGCTCTTCCCAAACAGGCTCCCAAGCAAACTAGTCGACCCGAATAGACCAGCAGAGCCAGGAACCGCTGCCGACATCGCGAGGCCGCCGACAGCCCCTAGAATACCAGCCAAGCCGGGGTTGCTGCTGGTCTTGGTCGTGGCGTCGGTCGTGTTCGTCTGCTGCACCGGGATCATGCCGAGCGCCTGATTGCGGACCGCCTGCGCATTGAGCAGATTTTGATTGTTCTGAAGGAACCGCTGAAACTCTGCGTTATCAACAGCCTGCGCCTGCTGCTGTTGCACGTCGCCCACATTAGAGAGTAGGCCACCTTGATTAAGGGCCTGATTGTACCCAGCCCCCGCCGTACCGACCAATTGACCGGCCGCGCCAAGTTGCAGGCCGGCATTATTGAGCGCCGCCTGCTGGGCTTGACTGAAGTTCGCTGCGTTCAGGTTGGCAATATTGGCCTGATTATTCCGGTCATATGCCTCATTCGTTAGAGCATTTGCGACGCCCGAGCGCGAGCCCCCGAAGGCCGCGCCAGCCGTGTTCTGCATGTTGATCTGGTTCTGTGCGATCTGACGGGCACGCTCATTCTGTGCAATTGAGGCGTCAATGACATCCGATTGGAACGGATTCATAAACTGCTGGAGATTATCGGCAGAGAGTGGATTGCTTCCCAGGATACCCTGGATAGAATTGGCGGCTGTCTGAATCTGGTTCTGATAAAGCGGATTTTGTGCTAGGGTCGAGAGTATGCCCTGGGCCTGAATTTGCGTCGGACTGAACCCAGCAACCAGCTCGCCGGTATATGGATTAGAAATCTTATCCGCAACACCCTGCGCAGTGCCGTAATTGCCCTGATATTGGGCCATCTGCTGGTCGTCGATTTTGTTGCTGGAAACCTGATGAGTTTCTTGCTTCGATGAACTACCCAATGGACAAATCCTTAATCATAGAAATCCACGCGAGCCGGTAACCCCTCTTTTCAGTCACCCTCTTCCACCCCATGCGTCCCTCGCCCATGATGCTTGTGCAGCCGTGAGCAGCCGCGAATGCGCACATCTGCGGCTCCATTTCGTTCCAAAGCTCATCGAGGTTTCCGCCACCGTGCTTGACAACCAGCACTTTGCGTTGCGGAGAGCTGAACATTTCTGTGATGGCTGCGCTGTCACGACCAGCCCAGAATTGATACGAACCAGAGGCAACGAGGCGTTCGACATCCTCAATCGTCTCCATGCCCGGAGAAGTGGCTAGGGCCGCCTCAATGTGATGTTTGAGGCGTGCCCAATTCTCTTGGGGTGTCACCGAACGCGCCGCGCCTGAATGAAGCCATATGCACTAAGCGTGCTAACCGCGAAGCTGGCTTTCACCGAGAGATAAATCGTTGTGTTTGCCGTGATTGAAAAACGGCGGCCAGGAACGGGAAAATCCTGAGCCAGCCCAGCGCCAAACGATTGCTGGTAGTGGAACAACGCCCCCTTATTCGGCTTCGTCGGTGCAGTTGCCGAAGTGCTGCTAATCCACCCCTCAACCGATGACATAGTAGTTGTGCCGGCCGGGTTCATGTCGATCACGCCCCAGACGTCCCAATCTCCGGGCGTGAGCGCCAGTGAGGTGATGTCCTTTGCCGTTGCCGTCACAAGTGAAACGGCGGACCCAACGAGAACTTCGCTTTCTTTGTGTTCCCCGACATCGCCAGCCACGGCATCACTACCGTCCGTGACGCCCAGAAGCTTTACAATTTGGCCTTTTTTGACATTACGGCTATCTGCATTTTGCAGCGCGGCCCTAGTCTGCGCCTCGTTGCCTTGGTCGTATTTGTCACCGGGGCGAGGAAGGTTGAGCATTAACGCCCACCGCCTTGCGTCACATCAATGCGCGGGGTTCCTATACGCCAATCTGTCGCAACCGCGCCGTCAAACCTGACCCGCATTTGCCGACCGCCGAAGCGGACATCCGTATGACTGGAAAGCGTGTAGGGCCCATACGAGGTATCAGCATCGTCAGGGTAAAAGCGGGTTTTGAACGTCGCCGTCACATCCCCAACAGTCTTATCATCCGGGACGATTTGCTGTGCATAAAAGACGTTATCGCCATTCCCCATGAGCAGCGGACCGCCCTCTAGAAATGGCACCATTGTCCCGTAATCGTTCGCCACCTCATGCTCATAGACATAACCATCCGAGCCGCATTTGAGCGGGTAAGGCGCGACACCGCGATCCGCACCGCAGAGCCGGGGCATTTGCCCTATGGACCAATGGTTCTCCCGGAAATTCCAGGTGACGTAGCGGTCAATCTCAACCGACCCACCCGATGGGTAATGCCACTTCACTTCCCCGAACTCGGAATTTAGTTCGCAAGTGACCTTGGATTGTTGAAGATAGTTGAAATCGGAGAACACATAATCCGATACGTCGCACGGAAGCGGAGATGCGAAGCCGTTATAGATCCAGAATGAGCCGTTCCCCATCCAGACGGCTTGAGAATCCAGGGCAATGCCAGAAGCCCGTGAAATCGCCCCGCACCCGTCCGACTTCTTGTCGAAGGCATAGATGCGATTGTCGCCGGTATAGGTTCCGAGATGCACGTCCATATCGGTCAGGACGAGAATGCCGCCATTAACGCGAAGGCCAAACATAATGCGGCCATTCGTCTGTAGGTCGAAGTCGCCGGCCTGATTGGTCGCATCGGGCGCCCAGAGCGTGTTATTCCTCTGGTCTGACCACTTCACCCGACGCGGCACGCTCTCCGCCCCAAAGGCCATGAGAATGCCTTCCTGCGTAACCAGCAGAGAGGTTGCCGTGGGCGAGTTTGTGACTTGCGTTGGTAGAACCGCGGTATTCAGGTTCCATTGATAAATTTTGGTGTCATCTGGCCCGCAGAAAACGAGGTCTTCGCCCCAAGTGTCTAGGCTATTGACCGTCGCGTCCTGAATATCGGTACTATCGGCAATCGGGGCTCCGTAAATGCCGACGCCATAGAGCCCGGAGCCGAACCCACCAACTGCGACAGCATCAGCCCTGCCCGCTGTATACCCAACCGGCGTGATATCCGATAGAACGCCCGCTTTCGTCATATAGTAGATGTGAGAATGCGTAGCGACGGCGCAGCGAGCGGTGCTTCCGTTGTCACGCCACGAAATCATGGCGCGCGGTGAGCCTGTCATGGTCGTTGTGGACTTCTGCCGCCAGCCGCCTACTGGCCTGATCGTGCCGGAATAAAACCGCACCAAGTTGCCGTCATACCAGCGGCCCTGGCTTTGAAGTTGAGTTCCGTTTTTGTAGATGCCGGGCGGTAGGGAGAGCGGAAAGAATGTCATCCCTGCTCAAGCCCTGTCATATTCGAGGTGGACGGTGAAATCGTGATGCGCGGTATTGCCGAAACCATCCGTGACCGTCGCGCGCCAAACCGCGTCCAACGTCCCTGAGGCACCAGAAGCCGGCGAAAAGCTCTTGCTGAAGCCTGGGTTATTGGTCGTCAGCCCGCTTGTCGTTTCGGTATTGTCGCCTGAAACGAAAGTCGTGGAATAGGTGTATGGCCCGACGCTACCGCTCGGCGTAATTGTGGTGCTGCCGCTGACCGTGTGGGGAGCGCCCACGCCGGAATCAATTTGGTTGATGTCAGGAGCAGATACGGAAAGGCTGGCCGAAACTTGCTTCCAAGTGCCAGACACATTCGTCCAGACCTGGGCAAGCTTCCACACTCCACTTACGTTCACATAAGCTTGCGCACTGTGATATGTGCCGGATACGTTGACGGATATGGTCAAACGTAGACAAACCAGATGTCACCATTGGAACCGCCAGATGGCGCGCTCGTGCTGATGGTGATATTGTGGGTGGCTATACTTCCAAGGCCAAGATTGGTTCGCGCAGACGATGCAGAGGCTAGGTCAGATAGATTATTCCCGGTCCTAACAATTGATCCCAAACTGGCACCGGAATCGACAAGTTCTCCACTACTGCCAAATAGGGGAATGAGGTTTGCGGTGAATGTCGAGGTGACCGTAACCGGCTTTCCGGTCGCCGTGAGGGTTGCAGTTGCCGCGTTACCTAGTCCAAGATTGGTCCGGGCTGTGGCCGCGTTTGCCAGATCGCTAAGATTGCTGGCCTTGGCCAACTTGGCCGCTACCGACGTATCGACCGTCTTCAGGCTCGCATCGATGGCAATCGCCATATTGTTAAGGATGGTTCCCCATGCGTCAGCGTCCGCGTTTACGGTCGGGTATGTCCAACTATAATTGGGGGTAGTTCCCATTCTGGATTGTCCTTAGGAGTGTGCTATAAGCCGCCTGAGGCGGGGAAAGCCGAACCTGTCGTGTTGCGTGCCTGGCGCTTAACGAACGGGGGCGTTCATGCTCAACTTATTTCTCAAGCTTGCGTCGCCATTTGGCCTAGGAGCTTCAGATGGCCACGCCCGATCCCAGGTTTGGGACCGGAGCAATTGGTCGCCGCGCGTTCCTTGGCCGTGGTCTCGTGGCGTCGATGGCGAACGGCTGGGAGACTTTGTCATGGGCCGGAAAATTTCTGGCCGGTGGCAATATCGGAATATGACCGATGATGAGGCCCGCGACTGGCGAGACGCTGTGCAAAGTTACTAAGTCTATTTCGTGCGGATCAGCACGTTCCTGGGGATGGATTGCATACGTTCCCATTCAACATATTGATGTTGCCGGAAATGGTTTTGGAAACAACCGGGACGTTTCCTTTGTCTTCCACGTAATTCGCCAGCGAGCCGGTCGCGTCGAGGTAATTTTGTTCCCAATCCAAATTATTGATCTGGCCAGGATATAGATAAACCGCCGCGCCTGTCCCGCTGATGGTGTCGGTGGAATTACTCACATTGTAAGTGCCCGTTCCACCAGAGCCGGTGCCGAAGGAGGTAATCTGAATTGGCACCGAACATGATTGGCAAGAGACAAACTGCCCAACAGCCAGGGTCACGGTCGTTACTGACGTGACGGTCATAACGCCGCCTGTCAGGCTGAAATTTATCGTCCCAAGATTGCCGCCACCTTGTGAAAGATAGCGCAGCAATGCAGCGGTTGGGGCGCCGGTACCGCCATTTATTGTAGTATTGGCGATAAGAACATTGTTTTTTGCCTGACTGAGATTAGTCACCATCATGGCCGGGCCGCCGTTCGTCAGAGTAGTAAATTGATCTAACGTTCCGGTTCCAGTCCCGAAGTAACTATCTTTTGTCCACCACACTGTATTGAAGTTTTGGACGTAATTACTCAGCAACGCGCCCTTGCTGGCGTCAGGTTGCTTGATACCAAAATTTATATGCTGCGACGGTCTGCTTACTAACGCAGCGTAATTAAATTCAAGGGTAAAATCGTCTGGGCCATTGCCACCATTGGCGAACTGGCCCCAGCCAAGATCAGCGTTATATTTCGCTATGGTGACACCACCAGCGAAGAACGCGCCATTCTGATTTGATTGAACAGGGCCAGTAGTTACCGTAACACCTGACAGCGTCGGTTGTGAAACGCTCAAGGTCCAATTCAACCCTGAGCCAGAGGAAATCATTGCAGGCTCAGTGCATCCAGGGCAGTCAATGTATTGCCCCACTAGAACCGAACCAGTAGGCGTTCCCGTATAGGTTAGCGATGTCCCGCTAATGTTAGCCGTTCCGGTGGACTGAGTAACAAACCCAGGATCTCCGGCCTGCTTATACAGGTTGGCGTTGATTTTGCAGGTGTTGTCGAAATCAAGGGTATTACTGGTGAAAGTGATCGCACCACCGGCATTGATGGGCGCGCTACCAACGAAGAATCGGCAGTTCACTGATGTCATGGTGAAATGCGAATTATTTATCGTCAGGCCACCAGAGCTGCTCTGAAGAATGCCAACTCCATTAAAGCGATACCCATCAATAGTGATTGGCCCAGCACCGCAATCAAGCCTAGATCCGCCGGCGTTCCACGAACAACCTGAAGGCGGAGTGCTTGATGGGTCTTTTAACGAAGCGTCTGCCGTATAATGACCAACGGCGTAATCTACGCCCGGAACATTCCAGGGCGGCGGATGGCTGCTTGCGCCTCCACCAGATGCTTTGTATTGCGCCTGCCCAGATTGACGTGCAGTCGTGAAAAAATTCGTGTCTCGGAAGAATGCCCCAGCCGGCGCGTTGATGCACCCATCAGCATAAGTCGTTCCGTACGGACAACTCGATGGCACCAGAGGCGCGCCGCCACGGGGCCTCGCTTCCACGTTGCTAAGGCATACGACAAGGATACTGAGAGCGCATAGAAACCGCCAAAGCATCACGGAACGCTTGTCAGCGAGAATTGCACTAGCGGGATTGTATTGGCCAGCGATGAGGCAAGAGTGACTGTCGGGTTAGTCGGCCACGTGCCGTAAGTTCCGCTAGTGGTCTTATACTCCGTGCCGAAATTCGTATTAGACCCGGATAGTGCTGAGTGCGAATTGGCGCCAATCTTGGAGTTAATCGGTATGGCATTGGACGAACTGTCAACCGCTCCAGTCGCGTCGCTGATTTGCATACCGAACCAGTATCGGCCGGCGGACGACAGCGAGGGACTGCCCGTGGCATTGCATGCCCCGTCAAATGATCCCGTCGATGCCATCGAAATGCTTGCGGTGGTGCAGAGAGCGGAGCCCGTCGGAAGCCCGTTTGCTCCGGAGGCATAAACCGAGAATTGCATGTTCCCGCCGGCACTAGCCGTCGATATTTTGGCGCCGATATTGCCTATCGTTACCGGGCGGTCAAAAAATACCGGCACCCATTCCGTTACTGTGGCGGTGATATTGGTGCCGGTATTTACCGATGAGTTGAAGGCATTGTACCAATTCCCTGCAACCCAATTGCTATCAGAGACGCACCCGAATCCCGCATCGACGGCATTGCCGTTGGCGTCGTATTTGACGCAATTGCCGGTCGTTGTTGTCCCGGTAGCGAGCTGGACCTTTGCGCCGTTACCCTGGGCCTGGCGACCACTCACATAAAGCTTGCCAGCAGTATCCGTACTGACGCGATAAATCATCCCGGCCGGGAGAGTTACAGAACCGCCCGTTGAAGTGGTCGAGCCAGCCCACGTAATCGTATCTGCCGCATTGGCTTGGAGCATGACGGAATTGGTGTTGGCGTCGATGTCCAAGCCACCATTGGCGCTCAGGCCAGAAGTGGCCGGGACGGTGATCGTTCGGCCTGAACCAGCAATGGTGTATTGGGTGAAGGCAAGCCAGCTTGCCGCAGTTGTGGTGGGATTGGAGCCCGTGACGACAGACACAACGCCAGCGGGGGCGGGCGCATATCCTGCATCCTGGATGCCGGTGGTGGTGTTCGACATCACAACAGCGTTGCCGGACGTATTTCCAGTCGCAGTGCCAAAAGTCGCGTTGCCCCCGCCAGCGGTGGACGAAATTACGCCGCCTGTGGACGTTATGGTCGTGCCGTCAACCTTGACCACGCCGAATTGGGACGAACTACCCTTCTGCACGGCAGGAGCCGCATCGCTGCGCATGAACGTAGTGGCAGAGCCATTGACAGCGGTATCACTCGCGGTGGCAGTCGGATTGGCGCCTGTAGCACCACTGCCTCCGCCTCCCCCGCCGCCTGAAGGCGGAACGGGTTGCGCAAGTGCAGACGTGCTTAGAAGGGCCGCGACGAACGCAGCCGAAGCAACCTTACGCATCATGGATTACCCGTAGTAGGAAACGGTGAGAACAGTGCTGGCGGTCTGCCCTATGAACTTCAGGGCTTGGAGTTCTGCGTTCCCCTCGAAGGTCCAAGCGCCGCCAACGGCCATCGGCTGACCCGTGGTGGAGGTTGGCGCTGTGCCATCATCGCGGAAGCGCGCGGCCTGCGTCTCCACAGAGACAATCGCCAATTGAGCGCCGGACGGAACTGTCAGAGCCTGGGCCGTGGTAGCGTCAATGGTGAGTTTTTGGGTGCTGCCGACCATGGGGCCGAGCGCGCCACTGCTATTCCTGGGCATGGAAAGCCTTTCTTACGGCGGGGGATAGGAGAGGATCGGGGCCGCGATGGACGGCGCAAAGCGCGCGACCTTGTCAGCGGCGATAATGTCGGAGACGATCTGGGTAGCGAATGTGCCCCAGACCTGTACGCGGCCATCGTCCTTGAGATACGGCGCGGATTGGAGGAGCGCGGTGTAGAAATAGGCGTCTGGATACTTGGTCAGCAGCCAATTCGTGTCGCCGTCAGCAGACAGGGCCGGGAGCGATTGCCAGTAGTTGATTGCTGCGGTGTATGTGCCCGTGTTCCAGGGCCAGAATTGGATCTGACTTCCCACAATCGAGAATAACTGCGGGTCGCCATCCTGATTGGGCTGCATGATCTTCTGTTCCGCGATCTTCTCAGGCTCGCAGAACTGTACCTGGCCACTGTTGGACATCGTTGAGACATAAATCGCTCGCAGCCCCTCAAAATCGGCCGGCAGATTGGTATATTCGGACGACACGGCGAGAGATGAGGAGCCCAGCATTTGGCGAACGGGGCCATCCATGAGCAACCGGCGCTGGATTTGCACCGTCGCCATCGTCACCCAGTCCGGGATAGCCGAGGTCAGGTCTGAGCGGTTCAGCGTGTCGGCAATGGCAGTCTTGAGGCCGCCATACGTGCTTAGCGCCATCAGATGTGCCTATGCTTCTTGCCGATGCGGCCAGAGCCGGTCCTGAAGCCCCGATAGTCCGAGTCATTCAGATACGCGATAAGCTCTTTCTCGAAGGCCGGATGGTAAAGGTCGATGCCTTTGGCAAGGAATTGAGCGTGGACCGTGGCCGGGATGGTCCCCACGTACTGCATGTCCCGGCTGGGCGTGTAGCCATCGAAATTGTTCTGGATCTGCTTGTTACGGTCTAGGAGAGCGGATAAATCCTCCTTCTCCGTGACCGTGAAAGTCCCGTCCTCGTTGTCGATCCATTCGCGCTTGATGCCAGGATCGCTGAGAAACGGGAGAACTTTGCTCATTCGGTCTCGCCGTAGCCCTTGGCTTCCATGGAAGCGGCCGTGGCGGGATCGACAAACAGAACATCATCCCGCTTTGCCATCACATCCCCACCCGGCGCATCACCATCGGGCGCCATGTGGACGCCTGTTGAGACCTTGCCGTCTCCGTGCTTGGTCACGCGGACAGCGACCATGCCGTTCGGAACCTGAATCTCAGGCTCGTCACTCCCATCTGCTTTCTTACGCGGCATTCATCCTCCTCAAAGAAAATGGGGCGACCCTTTCGAGCCGCCCCGGTTACACTCAGACCGCCAAAATCATGGCGTGGGCCTTCTCGTTCTTCATAACGAGGGTCTTTTCCGCGATGATCTGGAACTTCTCGGCGTCGCCGGTCTGCGCCAGCGTGTCGGTGAACATGCCGCGAAGGGTGGCAATGCCAACCATGTCGGGGTCAACCAGCAAGACGGCGTTCGCAACCGCGTACTGATGCGGAATGAACGTCAGCTTGCCGAAATCGTCCACATACACGTCAGCAGCACCAATGATCGTGGCCTGTTCAGTCGGCTTCGCATCCACACGAATGGAGGCAATGCCGGTAAAGCCGCTCATGGTCTGCTTGGTCGTGCCCGACATATAGCACTGGGTCGGATTCGCACCATTGCCGAAGGCCGTCGCGCGGACGGTCTTGAGCAAGGCTTCCGTCAGCGTGCGGGTCGTGCCTGGAGTGGCCGCCGTGGTCACGCCGCCCGAATAGCCCGTGGTCGAGCCGCCAGCGCCAAGCGACGTATTGGAGGTCAGCCAGGTACGGAAGCCGCCGGAGTGGCGAGCCGTGCCGCCCGATTCCTGATTCGACGCGGTGTTGTTCAGCCACGCCAGTTCCATATCGGTGCGCAGTTCGATGCCCTTAAGCACCTTCTGGCGATTGATTTCCGACGCGCGGCCGGCCTTCTTCACCACTTCGTCAGTGCCGGACACGATGCCGACCTTGCGGAAGATCTGGCAGTAGTTGCCGACTCGGGTGGTGATGTTTTCCGACGAAGCGAAGGACGGGCTGTCGTCACCTTCCAACTGGGCATTCGCGGCAGGCGCGGCAAGCGCCTCGGTCTGCCATTCATGCTTGGTCTGGGTGGCTTTGCCAGCATTACCGACATTGTTAGTGAACGGGGTCTTGGAGGGAGCGACGCGATAGATGGTATCTTCGAGGTCTTCGCGGATACCGATGGTGGTCAGCGTAGTAGCTGTACCGGAGACTGCCGACATTAACTTGGTCCTTTAAGTGTGCGCAGCTCGACAAGCTCGTCCACGGTCAGCTCACGCTTCCGGGAAAGGACTTCGATACGCGCAGAGTTGGTGGAGCCCGGCGTCGCTGCGGCCGGCACTTTGGCCGGGGTGCGCTTGACGGGGGCGGCTTGTGGCTTTGCGTTGACAAGAGCTTTTGCGGTCGCCTGACCGTTGCGCCACTTCATGGCGTCGTAGGCGATTGCTGCTTGCCAGGCTGGTATTTTGTTCAAGACAGAGAGGTCGCCCCCCTCGTCCTGAATGATCTTTGCCAGGAATTGACCGAGCTTCTCCCGGCGTTCCTGACCTTGCTTCGGATCGGTTAGCTCTGGCGCGTATTGCGCGAGCTTCGATGTTTCCTCGGCAACAAATTTGGCCTGTGCTTCCTGGTCAGCCTGATCCTTGACAGCCTGAAGCTGTTGGATGCGGGAAGATTGGTCGTTCAGCCAGTTCAGTTCGGAATCGTGCTGGTTCTTCAGCTTTAGGGCCTGATCGGCGCCATACTGATCGACAACAGCATTCCAGTCCACATTTGCCCATTTCTGGGTGTACTGATCGCGGTGATATTTCAGGCTGTCGAGAGCGAGGGGGATTTGCTTGTCCAGCCCAGCGGTAAGCTGCTGTAGCTTGGATGCGTTCGCCTCATAGGCCTTCTGCTGCTCCTTGCTGAGTTGTAGGGCTCGCGCGGTGGCAGTATTACGTTCATCCTCCTTCTGGACGATGATCTTCTGGACATCCGGGGGAAGGGCTTTGAACCGTTCCTTGGCGTCCGCGTCCCAGAACTTAGGCGGCTCAACGGCAGGCTGTTCGGCCTCTTCAGCCTCAGTCTCCGTTGCTTCCGTCTTTTCGCCATCCTCTTGCGTTTCCGCTTCGGCGGCGCTCTCAGCCGTGGGCTCGGCTGCAGTTTCTGTCTGTTCCTGTGCCGGCGCTGCCTCAGCGGGCGCTTCCGACCCCAAGCCGAGATTTTCCCTAGCTGAGGGCTCTTTCTTGGGTAATTCCATGGCCGCTACGGCCTGCTCAATAGATAACGGGCCAGTGCTTTCGCCTGGGTTGGACATGCGTACCTCTGGGGAATGCGATCCCGTCCGCTAGGTGCGGTTGCCGGTTGTCGCGGGGTTAGGCTTTTAGGCTTTCGACGTACTTCTCAATCGCTGCAGTATCGTTGGCGAGGATCGAGGCTAGTTCTGCCTGCACACTGTCGAGAATGTGAATCAGGCGGTAGAGTTCTTCACGCTTCACGGCCTCATCGGGCTTAGAGGCGATCATGTTCTTGACGGCTGCTTCGCGTACCTTGTCGAATGCGTCGCATGTCTGCGGGTATTCGCGGCGGGCGGCTGTCTCGCGGGCTTTGAGAGCGTCGGTCAATTGCGACTCTCTGCAGCGTTCAATGCATCAGCTACGCGCTTCGCGTCTTCCATACTGAAGCATTCGCAAATTGTCTCTTCCCCAAGCATTACCGTTGCTTCGAAACAACAATGAGAACTTTCCGAACCTTCGACGGCTTTGAACCTTTCCATCTTCGCTCCCTCAAGCGTTGACTAAACGTGATTACCGCCGATACCGACCTGGGCAATCTTGTGCTTCACATGCCCGTCCATGGCCGCTGTCGTAATTTCAGCCGCTGTGCTTTGGTCGATCTCGTATTTCTTCAGCGCGGCCTCAGCCTGGGTCTGCTGCTGCTTCAGAATGGCCTGCGTCTGGTTCGCCTGCTGCTTGACCTGGGCATCAATGCCCGCCTTCTGCATCGCTGTCTGGGCCTGGATCTGGGCTTTGACGATGTTCGGGTCGGGCTTGGCTTCAGCGGGGGGCGCTTCCTTCGGATCGGTGAAGTAGCGTTCCGGCTGTTTACGGCCCAGGGCTTTGGCGAGGTCAATTGCAGCGTTGTAGGCGTTGTCCAGCGTGACAATCGGACCCTGTGCCCCACCCTGCTGCACCACAATGGCATTCATGGCGCTTGCCAGGGTATTGAGCGCGGCAAGGTCTGCCTCACGGCCGGCAGCACCCAGCCCAACCTCAATGGTCATGGCGTTGCGCTCGCCCCAGCTCGTGGGATCGATGGGCACCCACTTGCCATTCAGACGGGCAATGGTCGCGGCCTCTGCATTCTCACGGATAAGGGCATGGAGGCCCAAGTAAAGCTCTTTGATGCATGTCTCGGCCAGGACGCGGGCGATCATGCGAACGCGACGCTGGGCCGCCTGCATGAGAGCCATAGCACCCTTAGCGGTGTCGTGGAGTGTGTCAGGGTTTAGCCCCTGTGCATTCCTGACCACGCCGGAACGCTGCTCTCCGACCGTGGAGAAGTATTCCAGCGCAGCATAAGCGTCGAAGCCAAGGCCGCCAGCAGATAAGGGCCTGACCGCATTGCCGCTCTTGGATCGGACGGGGACGGCAGGCTCATTCCTCAGCAAGTCGCTGATCGTGTAATCGTTGGCCTGGTCCATGGCCACTTCGTAACGCTGATTGAGAGCGAAGTAGCCGCTATCGCACAGCATGCGAGTGAACACGGTCTTGATTTGCTGAGTGCTAACCAAGTTATCTGCGAGGCTAAGGCCATAAAAGCGATGGGCCACGAGATAGGGCGACCCGGCAGCGAACGGAATGCGCTGTTCCTTGCGGATATCGATCAAGGTGTCTGCGGTGGAGTTCGTCACCACCCGCCAGATATCGAAATCGTCGCCTTCCCGGTCTTTCAGCCGGATATAGTGCTTCCTGATCTCCACCTGACGGAGCATGTCCGTGGTGGTGTCGGTGGTCTGGCTCTGAAGATGCTCACCGGCCGTATCACGGGCCTGCTGTAGCTGCTGGTCCTGCGTAGGGGCGTAGGGCTCAAGCTTGAGGACGATCTTTTCGTCATAGCCCTCGGCAATGAGGTCTTGGACGCGAGGTCTGGACCGCACCACGCAATAGGTGGCGTCTGCAATCCGGATCGTGTCGGGGCTTACGCCGAAATCATCGGGCGGTACTGCCCAATACTCAGCCCGCGAACAGTCAGAGCGGACCGTAAAGCTGTAGGTTTCCTCTGAATTTGGATAGTCGGGATCTGGCTCGTCGCGCTTGACGTTGACGACCTGACCGGATTCGCTGGCCTTGATAAGCTCGGGGAGTGATTTGCCGGTGAAATCCTCGTCCGAATAGTCCTTCTTCCAGCCATATTCGAACAGGCATGTCTTGAGGAGCAGGCCATCCTTGAACCCTGTCATCAGGTTCAGGAAGCCGGGATTCTCCTGGAATATGACGTGGTTGAGATAGTCGGTTTCCTGGCGGGCCGCATCCTCATCGCCTGGCTTTGTGGGCTCAAATACGGCCACATCACCGCCGGCCGTGAATATCTCCATGATATCCGGCAGGATGGTCTCAACCGCGTCCGCAACGTCATTGGAGACGGCTCTGGAGCGATTGGGCAAAGACGGGATATCCGCCTTCATGTCGCCCTTGTAGTAATCCAAGGCCCTGAGACGGTCGTTCCTTAAGGCTTGGTCATTCTCAAAGCCAACCGAACGCTGCATTTCAACGCGGACCATTTGCAGCATGGTCTTGTCGTCGTAAGGCGGACGGTCCTGCGCCTCTTCCCTGGCGTCGGAAGTCTCAGGCTTGACTTCGACGTTCTCGGGTCCGGCGTAGCTCATCAACCTCACACAGCCCCGAATGAGGGGATTTCGAGTTTCTTTTGTTGCTTCGTGACGCGATGGGCCAATGCCAGATACCTAAAGGCGTCAGCAGCATGGCTTGAGAAGTCGTGCAATGGCCGCTCACGCCATGTTTGGCGCTTGCCGTCCCATTCCCGCCTGTATTGCTTCAGGGCCTCAATGCCACGCCCGCAGCGGTCAGCATCAAACCAGCAACGAGAAAGCATAAGGCGTACTGCGTTGATGCCGTCAGCCACTTCCTGCTGAGCAATGACCTCGATATCCCGTAGGCCAAGCTTCTCAAGCGTCTCGCGGCGCGATGTGCCATTGTTCAGCTCTCGCACCTCAACGTCATGGGGTAGCATATGCCGGCCATAACGGTAATTCTTAGCCTCAAGCCGCTTGACGATCTGCGGCAACCCCTCGCCGCTCACTTCCATGTAATCGATCAGGCGCCGTTCTTGGCCCACGTCTTGGATGAACCAGATGGCGGTAGCGTCATCGATGCCAAGATCCCAGGCCGTATCGACCTTGACAGTGGGCTCAATCGGAACCCGGCATATCCGCTTGTCGTTCTCGGCCGCCGTCATCTCTGCGGCGTAATAGGAACCCTCAATAGTGGCGTCGAAGCTGCATTCGTATTCGCGCTGGTAGGCCGCCTCGTCCATGGAATTGCGGGCGTCACCAAGCTCCTGAGGGCTTAGAACCTTCGTCTCGGACGCCTTCAATTCCCAGAGTGCCCAACCCTCGTCACCGTTCTTTGCCCGGTTGCGAAGGTCATAGAAGGTATTCTTTCCTCGGGGTGTACCGGCAAATGCGGCCCAGCCGGTGCGGTCCGAAAGCTGCGGACGAATGACTTCAGTCCATGCCCGAGGGTCCATATCCCCGAACTCGTCAAGAATAACGCCGTCAAAATACATGCCGCGAAGAGCATCGTAGTTGTCAGCGCCAAATAGGCGAACACGACCGCCGTTAGGTAAATCCGCCCGAAGTTCAGCCTCATTGAACTTCACCCCCGGTATAGGCGCGCAGTAATGACGGACGTAATCCCAGGCCACGGCCTTTGCCTGGCCTAGAAGCGGCGCGACGTACCCAAATCTAGGATTGGGTAACTGGCACGTCAGAGCGCCCTTGATCGCCTCGTTGATGAAGGCGACCGTCTTGCCCGCTCGTCTGTGAGCTACGGCGACACGCCAGCGATGTTTGGACTGATGAAACCCTAGCCATATGCCGCGAGGGTAATACGGGATCGTTACTTGCCGGACGGGTCCGATGTTCCCTGCTCCGGTGACATTGCCCAGGTGCACGAGATGGGGCCACCATCAGCCCCCGTGACCTGCATGGGTAGAACCTTACCGACCAAGGTCATGAACGGGCCGGGATTGTCGTGGGCCTGTGCGACTAGATAAGCCTCGCCACCAGCCGTATTGAGCGCGTTCAGGATCATGTCCTTCAGCGCCGCATTGACCTTGTTGGGCGTGCCCTTCTGTCTGCCGCCAACCCTAACGCCCTTGGGAGGGCCAGGCTTCCTTTTTGGCCCTACTTTAGGTTCCACGGGTTACTCACAGTGCGATCCATACGGGCTGGTTGTCGCGGTTAATGCTTAGTCGGTTTCTTCTTTTTCCGAGGCGCTTCAGGTTCAGCGGGCAGCGGTTGCCAATGCGTCGGATTCTTTGCCAGCAGCCATTTCTCCGGGAGCATGGTGTTAACCCAACCCCACACTGCCTGCGATCTGCTCAATTGCTCGAAGCTGGCGACAAACTGCACGCCCTCACCGCAATATACGAGAATGCGCTTTCCATGCGGCGCACTACTGATAGGCTTCCAATTGGACTTCATGGCGATCCTCCCTCAAGGTTATCGCTAGTGGTTTAGTACTTATGATGCCCTGGGCGGATCATGCTCGGATCAGCCTCGGACGATTTGGGCTTGCCCATCTTGGGAGCAACGCCGACAACTCGATTGGCAACCATCTCCAGCTTCTTGGCTGGGGGCTTGATCTTGGAAGGCGGGATGGGCCTAGAAATTCGGGGCATCGTAGTCCACGAGGATGTAGATCGTGCCGGCCGAGCTGGTGCCGCCCGAGGTGGTCACCTGGGCAAAGAGCGTGGTGTCAGCCGCAGCAAATCCGCCGATCTTGTCCAAAGCCGCAACCACGGTACCGGACACATGGCCCTGAGCCTTGCAATCCACGTCGGCAAGGATCTGCTGGCCGGTGTCGGCGGTGCCAATGCGGACATTGCAGGTGGTGGGGGTGCCAGAGATGGCTGTGGGCGTGTCCATCGTATGAGCGCGATAGTAGGAACCAGCCGGGATAACCACGCTGGAATCCTTGACCGTGGTATTGCCGTTGACGGTCAGGGTAATAAGCTTGGAGACACGGACACGGGCCGGGATGCCGGCGCCACGCTTGGTGTTAATTGCCTGATCTTCCGTAGCCACTGGGTTCTCCTTAGAGGGAATAAATCTTGTTCGATGAAGCCTTAGGCGGCGTCATGCCGTCTGCTGAAAAGCTATGACCGCATTGAATCTCGCGCACGAGTTCTTCTGTCTCGGCTTCGGTGTTGTCGAAGTCGCTTAGAAGGGTGGCGGTGTCACGCAGATGCGCAGGCCGGTAAACAGCCCCGCGTGTTTGGTGCATTTCGTGATGTCCGATGAGTGGCGCGCTCTGCTCTCGCGGCGCAATTCGACACTGTACGGGTTATGTCTCTACTATCCCGGCCACAATAGCTAGGCGTTTCATGCTGATCTAGCTGTGTTTCATGCAGTCTTGTCTATTCGTTGTATGATTGCACGGAGGCGCTCACCCTCTTGCTTCACGCGGCGGCGGTATTCTCGGTTCGCCTTCGCATGGCATTGAAGTCCGTTGCGCTGGCCTGGCCGTTTTACCTCTTTTCCGCACGGGCACATGCATGAAACAACAGTCTCGCCGTTGGAAGTGCCTGAATTTGAATCGCTTTCAATCATTGTTTCACCGAAACCTACTCTCTGTCCTGCCATGAAAGCGGCTTGGTGCGCTGGCGACCGAAATTGTCATAGTCGGCGCCAATGCCTGAAGCGGAGGCGTCGTGCATAGAGTTGGGGCCCATGCGCATTGGTATATAAGCCCCACTTTTGAACAAATCCGCCCGCCGCAAAACATCTCTAGCCTCTTCCATCATGTTGTGCGTGATCGGGCTGGGTTCTGGAGGAAGATCCTTGGCCTCTCGAACTCGGTCGTCTTCCAAGACACGGGCAAGATATCCGCGAAGCTCCGCATTCTGGTTGTCTAAATCTAGTCGCTCCTCCTTAAAAAGTCGGATATGATCCAGGCGGCGGGCGGCATCCTTTTCAGCCCGTTGCAATGCAGACATCAGGCGGTCAACTTCAGACCGCAACTCTACGACTTCCTCGGACAATTTCAGTTTCGGTTTCATGCTTCCCTCGTTAAGTTGAATAGCCATAGTGGCGTGCAAGAATTGTCAGCCCTATCCGGATTCCATAACTCGCCGCCTTGCGATCTTCCCGAACGATGGCCGCGCACCGCTCCAAGCTAAACGGCTCGTCCTCGGGCATCAGGAACAGCGTGAGCAGCGTTTCAAGCTGGATAGGTAGACAGCCCATCGCGGATTTAAGCCGGTGTATGGCGTCGCATTTCGCGTCTGAGAGGTTTGTAGAGGGTGATCCACCTCCCCTCCCCATCTGCATGCCAGGACTGACTTCAAGCCTGGATGCGTGCCAGTCCTCTTGCAGGCGACGGCCGGCATCAAGCTGGTATTGTTCTATGGCCTTGTGATCGTACAGCCATTGGAGGCGGTCAATCCTGCGCCACCCCTTCGGTGCCCCAGCGACCACGGACAGCCCCCGGTCATGGCGGTGCATTGCCGTAATCTTAGCCGGCGCTTCGGGAGCGTCTTGTTTCTCGGAGGGGTTGGGTTTGCTCATTTCTTCCCTCCCATGAGGTTTAGGGCGGCTTGGAGGGCTGCCCTAGTTAAGCGAATGTTCAAGCAAACACCGCTCTGTTCCAAAACAGAACTGGCCGCCTCCACCATTTCATCGCTAGGTGTGAGTGGCGCGTTTGAAGCTCCACACGTGCAATCCAGAAAGGATTGTTCAAGGTGGTAGAGGCAGTCTTTGGAATGGGTCATTGCAAAATCTCCCTCATTGGGTCGTAGGCGCCGCGTTTGAGCTTTCGGTCAATCCGGTCCTGTAGCTCGGCCAATTTCTTAGGATCCAAATCCGGTGCAGCGGTCTTGAAGCCGTCAAATCGGCGTTCGGAAATGAACCGTTCAGCATGGACGGGGCGGTAGGTCGCGTTTTTTTTGCAATAGTCCTTGAACCCAGGGATAGCGGCTCTCGCGGCCTCGCGGTCTTGCTGGTTCAATTTTTTCCATTGCTCGTAGGCTTTTTTCTTCGACATGAGCGGGTCGGTCGGGTACTCGCTCCAGAAATTCTCGTACTCTTCTGGGTAGGGGGCCTTCTTCGGTTGCGGCTCAGGCTTAGATGGGTCCGCGTCAGCGGACGTAAGTTCTTTCTGTTCTTGTTTCTCTACTTGTTCCTCTTTCTCTGGGATAGCATTGCGCTCCGCTTCAGCTAGCGGGTTGATAGCGTCTTGCTCCATCTCGAAAAAACCGCTTTGCACCAGAGGCATAAGCGCATCCGTCAGTTCCCCAACAGACAGATGAAGACGGAAAGCAAGCTTCTGTTCGCTGGCCTCAATTTCCCCCTCTTTGCTCTCACTAACCAAAAGCCAGAGCATGGGCGCTAGCGCCCTGCTAGCAATCGGCAACGAGTGAAACTCGTAATTATCGAGTAACTTTTTGTGCAGCTTTATCCAGGACGGGTCTCGGTCTTTGTAGTGCTGGAACTCGCCCCAGTTCTTTGCTCGAATAATCATCTATGCAGCCTCGGTTGAGTTACGAGGCAATCCATCTACACCATTATTTTTGGCAATGCTGAAGTCGCGCACAGGTACGTGCAAATCGCGCACAGCTGCAGAGCGCCTAATGAAACCATTCTTGCCGCTAAAATGATGCGGCCTAATTCCGGCGCGAAGCCGGCGAAGGCCATTCAAGATAGTTGCGTGGTGAAATCCGCTTATCCGGCCTAGGCCAGCTATGGAGCAATGCGGATAACGGGTGAGTGTCGCTTCGAAGGCCTCCCAGCGGGCCTGCGCAGGCCCCCTAGCCCGATTGCCGCTCAAGATGGCTGAGAGCGTGACACCGTGTTTTGCTGCCATCAGCGAGGCCTCCCAAATCCATTCCTGCTTGGATGGCTGGCGAACAGCGCTGGGATTCGACGGTGGCAATTCGAGTTTCCATGCCCGATTACGCACCCTCATCTCAGTTAGCCCCATTTCTTTCGCAATTGCTCGCCGCGTGCGCTTGCCCCAAAGGCTACGGAGCTTCGCGTCCATTTCTGGCGTCCAAACCGTGCGCCGGGCTTTGTTCATGCCGCCACCTGTGAGCTATCGAAAGAGCAAGACCGGATGTCTATGCGGATGCCGGTAATGGGTGCCCAGACGGCTTGGATGCTGCGGACAAACTTGGCGCGGTCATCTTGGAGGACCCCCATTTGCACAAGCAAATCTTCGATGGGCTTGGTGCAATTTGAGGCGTCGCGCGTTGGATGTTTGTCCTCAAGGCTGATGATGATGTCCACCCTGCCCGTCATGCGCTGGATGCCCTGGCGCTTCAGGATAAGGCCGGCCGCCATAAGCCAGTCGCGGTACTTGGTGGTCTTGACCCGTCCCCTGCCCTGCACATTGGCATAAAGGTTGTTCGTGGACGGCGGCATATAGGGCAGTTCATAGGAGACGCGATTGCTTGGTATCGCTCGCTTCTCAACCGGAACATCAAGTGAAAATCTCATCTAACCCTTCGTCAGCTTGGAGACGCCCATCTCCTATGAATGTGAGTACGTGATTGCGAACTTCTTTCGTCGCTTTAGCTTGCCGATTTCCTTACGAAGCTCTGAGTGCAATGCCTTGCGCTTTTCGCGGTCGGTCGGTGTGTCGATCCTGACGGGGCGCGATGGCAAACGTCTGAAATGCAGTGTCATCGCGTTGCCTCGCTTGCTGCCGATAAGGCGCGAGACGGGTCCCAGCCCCTTTTCAACCTTTTAATAAAGCCAGTGAAGGAAACGGGACGACTTGAACTCGCATATGCGACCGATGCCGGGATGCGGGTGCCATTGAGCGTGACGTATTTCGTATTACGTCGATTATTTATTTGCTCTACGGCTGTTGCCCACCGGCAATTGGAAGGCTCGTAATTGCCATTGACATCAATGCGGTCAATAGAGTGGATGCCGCCATTCGGCTTCGGCCCCATATCTTCCAAAAACAATTCGAACGATTGCCAGCGTTCGCAAACCCGTATGCCTCTACCCCCGTATTGTTTGTAACAGTCGTTCGAGGGATTTTGGCAACGCTGAAGCATCCCACGCCACGTATTGTATTCCGGTGTGCCGCGCAGTCCGTGATAATCATCGCGCGCATTTCTTTTTGCTATTCCAACGCATCCGCATGAAGTTGAACGTCCGCCGACTAAGTTGTTTCTGCGCACGAGCTTGCGTGTCCCGCAATCGCATCGGACAAGGCAAAACAATAGTTGACCCTTTCTTTCGAAAGATTCGACGGTCCAAAGTCCGATCTTGTCGCCAACTTGGTTAGGTTTCTTCATGGCACCAACCCTCCCAATTGCAGGGTGAGACGATGTAGTTCCTGATATTTGGCTTGAAGGCGTGGATCGAGCGTCGATTCCATCGCCGCAATCTGGCGACAAAGAGCCTCATATGCTGGCACGGTCGCCATGGCCCTGAGATTCAGAATGCCGGCTGGCGTGCTTTCGCCATCAAGCCAACTTTGCGCCGTCTTTGGGCTGCATTCGATGACCTCCGCAAGCGCCTTTGCGGCACCGGGCCGATCACCGACATAATCACGGAACGCCTTGCTGCATTCCATGCGCCATTCGCGCTGCGTCATGCGGAACGCGCGAGGTCTTCCACTATTTGCCGAAAAGTTTCCGGCATCTTTGTCTCTATTCGGCACAGTCGTTTCCCTCTCCAATGATGGCGAGGAGTTCGACTGCGATGTTTGCTGAAATGACTTATGAGACTGGCAGAATAGAGCGGCTCCCGCTGCAACGGGTTCGGCTCTTTGCAAAACTGAAGAAGCTATGGAAAGCGTCACGCGGAACACCTCCGCATTACGACCTGGTTCAGGTATTGAACCGTCGAATAGAGGAAAAGAGGCTCAATCATTCCCGGCCCCATCAACGTGCGGACGAAGCACAACGATGATCGCCGCGATGATCAGGACAACGATGATCCAGCCCCCGAGCATCGGACTAAGCAACCTTGTTCAATCTGGCGAGGTAAGCTTGCTGCTCGAGGTCCTCGAGATGCTGCTCCAAGGTGTCGGGCTCAGGCTCGGAGCGCCAATACCGGATGAAGCTGCAAATGATAACGAGGAGATTGGCCCCGGCGATTGTCCAGATGAAATTGGCTAACCAATGAATGGGCGCAGGATTCATTTCTTCCTCCCAAGCATGAAAAGAGCTTCACGAAGAATTTGAGCTTGTGCAGACACCAATGCATCGCGGTCGCGTTTGGTTAGTGCGGCGGCCTCGGATTTCCGATTGGCGCGATAGGTGCGAAGTGCGTCTGCGGTTTTGATCGCAAGCAGTGCGATGATGAGCAGCGTCAGGAAGATTAGAATGTCTAAGAAGGTCACGCTGCCTCCCGCAAATTTGACGCAATCCGCAACGGATTTTTAACCGTGGTTTGTCGGCGCTGATGGCGAGATTTCACATTGCGCGCATTGTTGTTCCATTGGGCTTGTCTGGGGCTGACAATGGAAAAACCAACATTCATGGGCGGGTGTTCTGTGCCCGTCATTACGATGCAACTGCTTTGGAGCGCGTTCTTGACAAGTGCCCGGGCGCGGCATTCGCCAGCATGGTGCGCGAAGAAAATGGTGGGGCCGATGCGCGATGCGCTGGCATTACCGGACGGAATATCTGCAATGAACAATCCGACAGCGGAAGCACGAAGGATTGCAGGCAAGATGTTGGCCGAACATTGCGCCGCCTGTGGCCGTTGCCCATTGGGAAGCAAGCTCGCCGCATAATTCATTGGGGAGCCGCCACGGTGAGGCCGATGACCGCCCTCGCCTGTTTCTCGGTTGCATTCTTGAGTTTGCCGACTCCGATGCTCGTCAACGCGAAAATGCGAGCAGATAATTCAAGCGAGATTTTCTCATCGCCGTTCTCAATGGCGCTAATTGTGGGCTGCGTCGTCGCAAGCATCTGCGCCAGCTTTGCCTGGCTAAAATTCCGCGCCTTACGCCATGCCTTCAGATCATCCATGCAGCATGTATATCGGTATGCCCGATAATCAGTCAACCCTATATTATCGGTCAGCCCCGCTTATCCTGGCGGCCCCTGACCGGCAAACTTGCCGGATGCCTAAGACCGGAAAGCAAAAGCTTGGTCGCACCCACATTAGGGCGTGGCGTAAGCACCGTGGGTTGAGCCAGGCGCAGCTGGCCGACGCGGTCAATTTGGCCCAAGGCTCCCTTTCCGACCTGGAGAATGGCCGTTTTGCCTACACCCAGGGGGTTTTGGAGAGCCTTGCCAAGGTGCTGCGCTGCTCGCCGGCAGACCTACTAGAACGGCCCCCGGGCCTCGTGGACGAGATCCGAGACGCCTTGGATGCGTTAGACCCGGACAGCCAGAAACGCGCCCTGGCGGTCGTCAAAGCCCTCAAGGATAGCGAAGCGGCCTAAGGCTTCTTAGAGGGCGGCTTGGGGCAGGGCCAAGCTTGTGAAAAAGCCCTAATGCTGAGTTCCGCCGCCGCATTTTGCCGGTTTTCGGGGTGATTTTCGAGGTATCGGGTCAAAACGTCTCTCACTTGTCCAGCTTCAACGCCATTCGGCGCACAGTACATGCCCCAGGAACTATAGGCGTCGAAGGCCCCTTCAGCATAACCCAGACAGACCCAGGGCGCCGAAACATCGGCGTTTTTACAAATTCCATATAAGTCGTTGCCGCTCTGGAATCCGGCCGTCGCTGGGCTGCTGGCAAAAGCTGCCATAAATAAGCCTGAAATCAGCAAAAGGGCCCGCATCAACGGCTCCTAAAGGGCGATTTTGATCCCCTTTTGCCAGTAAACGGGTTTGTATTTCCCCGGGTCGAGTAATTGTTAAGCCTGGTGCGATCTGGCGCGGTTTGGAAATGCGGGGCCACATAACGCCCTTGCTTGACGTAGCCCCGAACATGGCGCGGCGAAGCGTCTGCGGCCCCCGCCAGCCCAGCCGAAACCACAACTAGCGCGATCATAAAATTGCGCATCGTAATCTCCCCATCCCTTAAGCCATTGAACCTTACCAGCTTTTCCCGATACCAGGAATTATCGTTCATACCGATATTTTCCCTAGACAAGAATATCGGCTGGCCCTATATTCCAAATCACCTGCTGATCTGGCTGTCCGGTCCAACCCCCAGCCCCTTCGACAGCCCGGAAGTCGGGTCAGCAGGCAACCTGAGGAGGAAGCACATGGCCAAGACATTTTCCTGGAAGGACGAGCCGGAACTGATGGCGGATCTTCTGCGTGCGCAGAACCATCCGGCCAATATCGGCCAGGACCATATGTCCTTCGCCGGCATGTGCTCGTCGCGCGATGAGCTGGAGATGCACATCGCACGCTTGGAAATCCGCGCCCAGAATTGGGATCAGGATGTCGAGTATGGCGTGCGGAGGGCTGCGTGATGGGCGCGCACCTTATTGAAAACATCCGCGTCACTCCTTGGAGGCTGACGGAAGACTTCCGCGAATATGGACTGGACGGATATCGCATCTGGACCAAGGAAACCGCATTCGGCTTCTTTCAGCGCCACGAATGGCAAAGACAGGACGGCGGGTTCGACTTGGAAGATTGGATCAAAAGTACGCCAGGTCATGCTGAACACGGACTTCCAGTCACAGCAGAGGATATTAGTCTGGCAGAGACCCGCTCTCTGAGCCGGGATCACCAGAAAGAGCTCAATGAATTTGCCCTCGCTCAAATCTCTGGTGACGCATGACCCGCTCCCTCATCGTAGACGGCACCAAAGAGGTAATAGCAAACGGTCGCTCTGTGACCATGCATGCCATCTCCAAGCCCACTGATTACACGCATACCAGAATAGTTGGGTACGCAGTGTCTTTGGAAGATGCGCAGTTATTCGCTGCGGCGGAGAAATTGCGGGAGGCCTGCAAAGCCGCGCTTGTCGTGACCGAGGCAGAAGGTGCCAGGGCGACGAGCGCATTGGTGCGATCCGCCCTTTCCAAATCAGAGGTAGCACAATGAACGCTCACAGCCGCCACGAATACGAGATGGACACGGTTCGTGACCTCACGGCTCCGTTCCGTGCCGTCCCCGCCCTCTCTGACGTTGACCGCGACGCAGAGTGGACGGCGCAGAACATTCTGTACGCTGTGCTCAACGAAGCGCGGCCCAAGCTTCTGAATGCCGCCGCACTGTCCGATCTCCGCCGTGAAGCCATCCAAGACCTTATCGCGGCAATTGACGATGCGAGACCGGATCGCGGCGCGTGGGACGAGGCAATCAATGCCAAGCGTAGGGGCTGGGAATGATGGTTCGCGATACCGAGAGAAATGAGACGCGGGAATTAATCCGTAAGTGTGCCGCCGTTGCAATGACCACGGCAGACCAACTCGGAGAACCTGCCATAGGGCGCTACATCCGCGACAAGATACTTCTCATCGCAGATGAAATTGAAGCCGGATCTGGGGCTATAAAATGACCGACAACATCACCTACATACCTGGATACCGCCTGCATCATGCAGCGCGTAGGGCTTCGATCCAGATCGGCACCCTCCGTGCCCCTGTGTATGCGACCACGGCTGAGTTCCCACAGCGGTATGCACGGACGCGGACGGATGGTCTGCCGCTGGAGAAGACGCCGCCAATTGAGCCCATGTGGCATTCGGTGCTGGCCGGTCTTCTGACGCTATTCGCAATCGCAATTATGGTGATTATCACATGAACACTCAAGCCAAAATCAAAACGGACGAAGCCGCGCCGGTTGTCGTTCCGGACATTAACGCTCGCATGGTTGCCGTGATGCGCGACTTGGGCGCAATCGGCAAGGACAAGAAGAATGAGGCGCAGGGGTTCAAATATCGCGGCATTGACGATGTGTACAACGCGATCAACCCGATACTCGCCAAGCACGGCGTCTTCATGGCCGCTGAGATTGTCAGCAAGAGCCGTGAGGAGCGTGTCAGCATCAAGGAATATCAGGGCAACAAGAAAGAAAGCGTCCTGGCGTTCACCTGCCTTCGTATGCGCTATCGCTTCGTCGCGGAGGACGGCTCTTATGTGGAGACCGAAGCCGAGGGCGAAGGCATGGATAGCGGCGACAAGTCGTCCAACAAGGCCATGGCTGTGGCGCACAAATACGCCTTGCTCCAAGCCTTCTGTATCCCGACGCAGGACTTGGACGATCCCGACGCACACGTTCACGAGGTGGCCGCTAAGCCAGCTCAGATGCGCCAGCCGCAAGCCTCTCCGACAGATGTCGACGACCCGGACGTGGTTGAAGGCGTCAAGAATTGGGTAGCCAAACAAAAGGCATTGATCGACGCGGCAACACGCCTCCCCGATCTGTTCATGTGGGCTGACGAGAACTGCCTTGGTGGTTCGCCCGCCATGCCCGCGACCGGCAGCATTCTCTACCGCCTGAAGAAGAAGGCCCCAGACGCCTTCCACGAAATCGTCAGGCACTACCAAGCGAAATCGGAAGCACTGGGGAAGGCGCAATGAGCGGTTCTGTGAACAAGGTAATTTTGCTGGGCAACGTAGGCAAAGACCCCGAAGTACGCCGCATGACATCGGGCGATCCGGTCGTGACACTCTCCCTCGCTACTTCCGAAAGCTGGAAAGATAAATCGTCTGGGGAGCGGAGAGAAAAGAGCGAATGGCACCGCGTCGTGATCTTCAATGAGAACTTGGCGAAGGTTGCAGAGCAATACGTTCGCAAGGGCTCAAAGATCTATATCGAGGGGTCTCTACAGACGCGCAAGTGGACCGACAAAGACGGTGCTGAGAAGTATTCGACCGAAATAGTTTTGCAGCGGTTCAACGGCGCGCTTGTCTTGCTCGACAGCAAGAAAGAAGCCGGCCGGGAGCCCGGCGAAGACAATAGTGATGGAGCCCCATTTTAGCCATGAGCGAACCGCGCGTCATTCAAGCTGACTATGCCAACTGGCGCACTGTTGCCGGCAGGAAGGTATTGCAGCTCGTGTTCGAGGTTCCAATCGAGCAGACGGCTGACGTTATGGAAAAGCTCGGCGTTCCAATGCCAGGGGAAAGTAAATGGTGCGCAATTGCCCTCCTAGAGAATGGCGCATGTGCAGGCGGAAACTCCGATGGGAAACCGAGGAATGCGCCGAAGCCGTCAAGCGCCTCAGAACCGCAAAACGAGCAAAATGGTCCAACTCCCACACCTATCAATGCCCGTACTGTAACGGCTGGCACATCGCCAAAGGCAGGCGAGGACCGCCGGCCGTTCTCAGCCCTACCGCTGTCGCAGCAAGCGGCGCTCCGGTGCAATGATCTAGAGTTTCAGTTGTTTGCCAGCTTACAGCCTGGAGCGTCGGAGAGAGGCGATATTGTCAACTTCGTGCGGTCCTATTGCGGCATCAAATCTCGCTCGGAATTGGATGAACAAGAGCCGGACGGATCGAGCCCGGAGCGGCGTCGGTGGCAAGATTTGGAAAGCAAATTCCAGGCATGGCGCACGGATCGCCAGTTCGCGAGCGTCCGTCATGGCTAGGTCCGAGTTCTCCACCAAGGTCAAGGAACAGGCTTGGAAGCGTTGCGCCGGCAAGTGCGAGAAGTGCACTGCCAAGCTGTTCCCTGGCAAGTTCGATTACGACCACATCAGAGCCGATGGGCTTGGTGGCGAGCCCACGCTTGAGAACTGCCAAGTGCTTTGCAAGGCCTGCCATGTTGAAAAGACGGTCAAGGAAGACCGCCCGATCATGGATAAGGCGGACAACATTCGGAAGAAGCACCTCGGGATCAAGAAGGCCAGTGGCTTTCGGAAGTCGCCTCCCGGTTATGTATTTTCTTGGAAAACTGGCCGCATGGAGAAATCCTCTTGAGCGCGTTCAAGGATTTAACAGGGCAAAGATTTGGCAAGTTAACGGCACTATCCGGAGAAACGTACCGAGACAAACAGAATAAGTCTCGGTCCAGATGGCTATGTTCTTGCGACTGCGGCGGAACACGCGTTGTTCAATCATACAAACTTAAAGAAGGCAGAGTGACCCATTGCGGGTGCAAAAAGAGAATTGCTAGGCATGGGCATGCAACGGGCGGAGTAAGAACTACGGAATATAATATCTGGACTGCGCTGCGCCAGCGTTGCCACAATCCGAATGTGTCTCATTACCAATATTATGGCGCTAAGGGCGTGAAAGTTTGCCCGAGTTGGGATCAGTCATTTGCAAATTTTCTCGCGGACATGGGCCCAAGGCCTTCCAAGGGACACTCCATCGACCGAATAAATCCTAACGGCAATTACGAACCGGGCAATTGCCGCTGGGCCACAGCATCTGAACAGGCCCTAAATCGCCGCAGCAATACAAAATATGCGCAGCGCAGGATCGAGTCATGACCTACGCCGTCCCCAGCCACACCAAGCATTCCAAAGACTGTCTCTACCATATCGAACAAGAACAAGTTGATTGCGATTGCGGGGGTAATATGACCGACCATTCCAACAGCCTACTGTTCCCGACCCCGACCATGCAATTTCTGATGTCGGAGAATGAACGGCTGCTCTCCCGCGTCAGGGAGTTGGAAGCGGCTTACGCGCTTTGCAATTCCAATTACGAATTATCCCGTGCCGAGGAACTCCGCCTCCGCGCCATACTGGATGCGCCGGTTACGGATGAAGAGGGTATGGCGGCATATACATTCAAAAACGCTGGTTGGGGTCCGCGCGATATTTTGGAGAAATTCCTCGCCGCCCGGAGGTCCAAATGACCACATCTAACCCAACCGACAAGGAAAGCGTGGCGGCGCTGGCGCTGGCGAAGTGGGCGCACAGGCTCGCGGCGGAAGTGCACGGCTGGAACGTATCTTCGTGGAACACTCTGTCAGAAGAAGCGCGGCAATTCTGGATCAAGCGGGCGAAAGAAAGCGGCTATGTCGATGACGTCCAAACGCAGAATGACGAGGAAGATTGCGGGGTGTGCAAGGGCTTCCGGTCACACGGCCATAAAGTTGGTTGTCTTGCTGCGCACGATCCAGCGCAGGGTGACGGGATGCGAGATGCACTGGTGAAGGCGCGGGATCATATTGCAGCGGTGGAAAATTGGCGGGAAGGAAATGGCAATCGCGGAACGCTTCCGCGCGGTGGCAATCTTCTAACCGAATTGTCCGCCGCCCTCGCCTCTCACCCTGTCCCTCAACCCGGTATGACGGATGAGGATTTATCGCTCATTGAAGACTTGGCGAATGCGTTGGACCGCGAAGTGGACAACGGTATCGCAATGGTCTCGGATTGGACGGGTGGTGAGCTTGTCCGTCGAGCCCGCGCGCGCATCGCCGCCATAAAGCGCGCCGCTGCGGGGGCGAGGTGATGGAATATCTTTTAGGGCTGATCGTACTCGGCTTGTGCGGCATCGGATACGAACTGCGGCGCATTTCAACAGCGTTGGAAGCGTTGCACTCCGCAAGCCAGAGACAGTAGGGAACGGTTTATGGAACGTCAGTGCCAACATTGCGGTAAGTTCGTGAAGGGTCTCAAAGCTCACATCCAGGCCAAACACCCCGAGGATAAAACCGCATTCGAACCTTGGGTTATCGGGCCGGACTTTCTTTGGCGCCCAAAGTCACAAGTCGAAGCAATCGCAAATCGAAAGTAGTGGAGCCCTTAATGTGCCTGACTGGTTCATCACGAAGGACGGAGACAAGACCTGCCTCGCCCTCTACCTGCGCCACTACAGCAGCAAGAAGCGGCCAGCTGGAAAACGTCTCGCCCAATTCGTCGGGCCAGGCGCGCACATCGTCTTGCGAACAGATGCCGGTGATGCAGTCTTTGTTTGGCGAAAGCATTTCGACAAAACCATTCCGCCCCAAACGGGCATCGAATGCAGCCTGTTCCGAAACGAAAGCCCGCTCTTGTCGAGCGAGCTTATCCGACAGGCTGACGCCGTTGCTGATCTCTGCTGGCCTGGTGAGAGGCACTACACCAAGGTCAGTTCGTGCGACATTAGGAGCGTCAATCCTGGGGCTTGCTTCAAACATGCCGGCTGGAGGATTTGCGGAATGACCAAAGGCAGATTGCACATCCTGGAGCGCGTCACATGAACAGCCACTTCGCCAAAATGCTGGGGCGGCAATATGCGGAACAAGGCACGGCATTCTTTCCTCGCCTTGACGACTTTTCGCTCGCTGACCAGGGCCAGATAATAGAAGCGGCAGAGCATTACGTTCGCCAGCAGGCCGGTCGGCATTACAGCATGGCGCGCGGCCATGTTTGGGAACGTGCCAACATTCAATTTGCAGGATAGCGGAGCCCTTAAAATGACAGCAATCGAAGACATCGCGGCAGAGCGGAAACGGCAGATTGAAGCTGAGGGCTGGACCGTAGCGCATGATGACGAACATCATCGCGGCGAGATAGCCCGCGCTGCCTCTGTCTATGCCTATTGCGGTTCGGTCGAAACTGGCCGCGACAGCATCTTGGCTAACCCGGTTTCCGGCACCGATTTTATAGACCGCCTTTGGCCATGGGATTGGAAATGGTTCAAGCCCAAAGATCGGCGGCAAGATTTGGTGCGGGCTGGCGCTCTGATCGTCGCCGAGATTGAACGCCTGGACCGCTCCGAATTGCGCGCATCAAAACCGGCAGCCTAGGGAGCGGTTTATGAATAGACCCGTCGCATTCGATTTCTTCTGCTGTGCCGGTGGCGCAGGAGAAGGATTGCGCTGGGCCGGCTTCGATGTGATCGGGGTCGATATTCAAGACCGCAAGAACTATCCGTTCAATTACATCCGGGGCGATCTGTTCAAGCTGGACCGCAGGCTTATCAGCTTCGGGGATTTCTATTGGGCTTCACCGCCATGCCAGCATCATTCCGACTTGGCCAAGCGCAACGGCAACGCCCACGAATGGCCTGATCTAATCCCGCAGACCCGCGCCTTGCTCAAGAGCCTGGGCAAGCCCTGGTGCATAGAGAACGTCGAGGGCGCCCCGCTCATAGACCCGGTGATGCTATGCGGCACCATGTTTCCCGGCCTTCGTGTGCTGCGCCACAGGCTATTTGAGACTAATTTTCCGCTGGTCGCGCCGCCTCATGGCGCACACCCGATCTGCCATACCTTCGACAAGCGCAAGCGACAATTCGGCAAGACCGATGAGATGCGGGATTTCGTCCAGGTGACGGGCGGCGGCAACAGCAGCCTTAAGGCCGCGAGCGACGCCATGGGCATAGACTGGATGACTAAGGGCGAGATCAACGAGGCAATCCCACCCGCCTATTCCGAGTACATTGGCCGGGCCGCGCTGGCGCATATCGCGTCTCAGCGTGAGGCTGCATGATGGGGAAAATCATGAAAAAGGCTAAGAAGCAGGCCCGGCACTATACCTCGACCACACAGCCGGCACCGCCGCTATTGCGCCGGGGATTTGCTGCGAATTCCGAGGAGCGGGACATTTTATTGGCTTGGGGACTTGACCCGCTTGAGGTTTATACCATCGGTGATGGCGCCGAAACTTTTGAGCAAATGGATTGGAGCTTTCGCGCGCCGCCGCGCCAGCAGGGCGAGCTTGTGCTTGTCTCCGATCTGCGCATCCTCGGTGACAGCAAGAAGGCAATCAACAAAGTTCTGGCCGATCTGCACGACCGCAAGATCGCGATACGCCGCCTCTATCCCGACAAAGAGGTAACAAATCCGCACATTCTTACCGATGAGGCTTTCGCCGCCCTAGCGAACAATCGCTTCCAGGTGCGCGGGCGCGCGAAGCGTTGGGGCAAGAAGGGCGGTGCGGCGAAGGGCTTCCATGAGAAAGGCCGCCGCGATGCGCGCATAGCTGAGGACATCGTGCGCAAGCTGGTGATCCGAGACGGCATCAGAAAGACCGCCGCGCTATTAGGCAAACCATTCTCGCGTGGGGTTCTCACGCGCCACTATCAGTAGAGGGACGACCGATGCGCATTGCCGCCATGCTGTTGTTCGGAATTGGCTACCAAGTATCTCTCGATATATGGCGGACATCGACATACCATCCGTGGTCGATAGATGCCTACCACCTGTCCTCGACGGCGGCATTTTTATGCGCTGGCGCTGTAGGCGCCCTCGCGCTCAAGCTGGCAAAATAAGGGGACGATATGCCGAAAAACTTTTCCAATTGCACTATGGGCGTCGGTTGTGTCGAAGCAGGCAAGTGCTATGCCGAGGCGCAGGGGCAAGCGGATCGCTGCCCGGTACATGAAATTATCCCAGGCTTGCGCGAGTCCTATCTTGAGGAGGTTGTCGCGTACATCCTCAAAGAAAGCATGATTGACGCCAAGGGCGACCAGACAGTTGGCGTTGCCACGGCGCTAAAGCGTGTCTTCATCACCGGGTTCAAGACCGGTCAAGACACCCCAAAACCACTCCACTGAAAGGGGACATTTGACATGGGCATTTCAACTATTGAACCCGGTTCACGGGTAAAGCTCTCGACTAAGGGCTTCGCGCACGGCCTCTGGCTCTGCAACATGGAGACTCGCGCTAGGCGTGGCACAGTCCTACGCAGGGCTAGAGATTATCAAGACTGCTGGGTTGTTCGCTGGGATCACAAAAAGACGCCGGAAACCATCGCCAGAGAATTTCTCATGAAAGAGACCACTGGCCAGACAATCATCGCGTTTGTGCCAGACGCCGACACAAGCCGCCGCAGATAGGGGACGGACAATGAGTAGCAATACATACAAACTTTTGTCAGTTCTTTCGGCAATCGCGGCAATCTCCTGTTTTATATTTCTTGTAATTCCAAATATTTGAAGTCGTCAGATGCACTAAAGAAATAAGGAATGAAGGATGGATAACCAAAGCGACATGATGACCGTACGCATCACTAGAGAGGTGCCTTGCGAAATCAGACATAATGGTATCACTGGTAAGCTTCAGCAGCGGTGGTGGATTGAAAATTATAAAGAGGGTCGTGTGGTGGACGGAAAGTCTGAATGGCGCGACGTTCCTACAGTTGAACATTTGGCGAGCGCGCCAGGACCAAACCCAGAATGTGAATGGTGTAGGGCTGGTCTAAACATGGCGAGCGATAACGGCGGTCGTTGGTATCACCCGGCTAAAGACGGATCGCAGATGCCTCATAAGATTCAATCCTCAACATAAACGGGACGACTATGAGCGAGCCGGCACATTACTGGACGCGATTTTTCTGCAACATCTGCCACGGCGCGCTGCTTTATATCGGGCTGATGACGGTCGTTGGTATCTTCGACAGATAGGGGACCGACGATGCCAAAGCGAATACAGCGCCAGCGGATTCGGGGATGGAAGAAGCCCAAGGGCTCTGTCTGCGTCACGCGCGGAACGCCGTGGGGCAACCCGTTTGTTGTGCGACCAGACCTGGAACCGGGCGAGCAAATTAACCGCGTCTATGTGGCTGTCCCGACTTTGGAAGACGCTATCGAATGCTTTCGTATCCGCGTGGTTGAAACCCCAGAGAATTTCCCGCCCATCGCGAATTTGAAGGGCAAAGACCTCGCCTGCTGGTGCCCATTGGATCAACCATGCCACGCGGACGTTCTGCTCCGCTTGGCCAACTCATAAACGGGACCGCCGATGATCGAATATGGTCAGACAATCTCCTGGCATGACCGAGACGGCACACAAACCGCCATATCATGCCAGGGCCATTCCTCCCGCGAAGCTGCACTGAAAGACGCTCTGGAGGGCGCCATCAGCAGCGGCTGGACGCCGCCGCGCTGGTGGCAGTGGTGGCGCTGGGGCGAGATCGATTACAGCAAACTAGTTCAAAAATAGAGGACGACCGATGCTACGGATGACATGCCCGCCGCCTGATATCGACGCCGAAGCTAGGGCTGCGCACGTTCGTCTTGAGAATGCTCGCGTGACCTATGCGTCCGCCGAGAGTGAACTCATCGCACTTGAGATCAACTGCCACGCCTGCAAGCGTCTCATCTATGTCAAGGAAGGGAGATCATACTAATGCTGACCGACGATAATCTTCTGGTCGAGCGCGATTCCGGTGTCAGCGGTACGCAGCGCATCTATCGGTTCAAAAACGGCATGGGCCTGTCGCTGGTGAATGGGCCGATGCTCCATTCATACCCCTTCGCCTGGGAAGCGGCAGTTCTGGAAGGCGTTCGGGAAGATGGCGGCTTTGACCGGCTGTCCTATTCCACGCCCCTGACTAAGGACGTTGAAGTCTTCGAAAGCGAAGACGAAGCCAATGAGTTCATCCAGCGCGCTGCGCAGCTTTTCAACGCGGATTAGGGGGACCTAGCTTGACCCGCCGCCCTGC